TTCAAACGATGTGCCACCCCTACTGCCATAAATCATTGTCTTACCTGCACCACCCGGTATAGCTATCGAAGTCTCACCACCGCCAGCAGTATATTGCAGCACCTGTGTTGTTGTACCTTGTATAACGATGCCCGTTGGCGTTACAGACGTTCCTGCTAACGAATACACTCCCGTACCCTGATAGTTCACCTGATAAGTGGCGATGTCCTTATTCGCACCCGTAATGGTGAAGGATTGCAGCCACGCTAACCCTGATACTATCACTAATCCACCTGCCGTACCATTGTCAATAACGAATTTCAATGATACCAACTCCCGATTGAGTTGGCTATTCAGCATAAACAGGTAGGAATAATCATCTAATACAACAAGTCCATCTGCTTGTATAGACCATGATGCGACATCGGGCCGGGATTCTCTGAACCATGCACTACTGATATTAGTAGTTTCCATCGCATCCACCTCTACCGAAAAGGTGCAAGTCCTTGCACACGCAATGAGAGTGTCGGTCATTGCGATTGAATTGTACCTGTATAGGTTGAGTTTCTGTCCGGTTACTGGTGTCATACGCAATCTATTCCCATTGTTAAATTTGATCCGCTAATAGTTATCGGAGTGTATATCCTTGCACATACCGATTGCCCCGGTAGCAAAGTTACGGGGCCAAACGCAATTCCATCACACCGTATGTAAGAGCCAGTCCAGTTAGAACCAGTTAAGTTAGTGTATTGCTTACAGGTTGCAGTTGGTGTTGCCGTTGGTGTATCTATTTGCGTATAAGTAAGTACCGTATTCGATACCTGCATGGCAGTACCTGACAAGGTATTGTTAATGTAATCAATGGTGCAGGTACTCATAATAAACCTTGCAGAGTTCACATTAACCAAACTTGAAGGATCTTGTACCCCGAAATTATGTACCAACCCCACAATGTAATTCTCTGCCTGATTAAACACATTGTAAGAAGTGAAAGCCATGTTAATCTGTGGCAAGGAAAGGATGTTAAATAACTGCGAGTAAAGTAAGTTACCCAACGTTGCATAGGTATCACTACCGCCAAACCTTTGGAAGTTCTCAAGTGCCGAACCGCCTAAATTAAGGTTAAGAAGCGTCTGCGCTTGTGTAGTACTATTTTTCGGGAATGGTAAACCTATTTTGGTACTTGCTTCCTTTTTATATTGATTAGATGAAGTATTGTTATTCACTACCCTCTTTTCAGTCAGCGATGGTCTTGCAGTTTTTTTGATGTTGGCTATAAATGCCTCATTTATACCGCCATTAGATACCCTGAATTTTATGGTCAGAAATCCATTAGCCGGGCATGGAAGCGTTGTAATCGTTTTCGTTTCCATGTTGGTAGTGTTCACATCATCCTCATAAAATGCGGATGTACTCCATGCAGTACCAGTTGTTGTCTTTTGGTAATAGTACACCGTAGAACCTGTATCTAATTTAATCTCAACAAGCATCTTACCTGTAACGGCTGCTTTAATCTGATAACCTATCTCCAAAATATCACCCGTTCCTACATCTCCACATGAGTTCGCTTGTAGGTCAGTATTACCCGTTCCTGATATTAATGTGGCACCGGATATACCGCTATTGCTATTCATTACAAAGCTACCACCCGAACCAATAGTACGGGTAAAGAAGTCAGGCACACCGCTTGTAATGATTGACATATTGCCATTCATTATAGTGTTACCTGCATAGTCAATATCACCCGTTAATACTATGGACTGATAACCCTTTGATATTGTCTTATTTTGGTCATTGTTAATGAAGTAGAATGGTGTGGTTGTATCATTCTGCCAGGGCTTGTAAGTCCTGTTAATGCTTACCGATAGCAATGTATCGGATGCAATAGAACTATCTGTACGAAATACCCTCAATGTATCTCCTGCCCTTTCATTAACGGATGCCATCCACCATTCACCGCCCGATTGAAATATCTGCGCCCCGTATGCCGTTGCAATCGTTTCAAGTACCTCATAGCAACTTTTAAAAGAGTAGTCATTATTCATCCATACGTTTGGCAGGATATAACTATTCCGAATGTGAGATACCGTTGTAGTTTGGAATTGTGCGTAATAGTTTACACACGAATTGATATAATAAGTTTCCGGGAACTGAATCGAATCAAAGCAATTCTTTAATATCCGCAGTATTGATTCACCCTCGTTTATGTTTGCGCTTGTAAATGGATAGGGAGTGCTTTTAAGTATAGCCAAGCCATCAACACAAATGATGTCTATAAAGTTTCTGCCCGTTGTGAATGGTACTTGTAAGGTATCCATAAATATAAACCCTTGCCACACAAAATAGGTCGTTCCCTGTGCGTATAGCTTAACGTAGTACTTTTTATCATCCGTTGTGAGAAAGTCCGGTAATGGGCCTGTAAATTCGGTAAAATCGGCTCTAATGGTTAATGTAGTGGCAAGTATCGGGGAAAATGGATCATCGCCCGTTGCAAGGCAGTCAAGTACAAACGGGGAGGGGCCGGTACCTACTGAATAGGTTGTACCACTATACCCATTCTCCCATATTTCAGCAGTATATGTTAGTCCTGATTTGCTTATTGCTTGTAGGGTATATTTTTTACCGTATGGCATATTAGGTGGTTAATGCTCTGAATGAGCTTGTACGTTTTTGGCTTATAAAGATGTCATTACCTGATATTCTTCCCTCTACTATGACTCTGTTACTTCCTCCCCCCATCTGCGATGCCGATGCGATTATTGAACGCATTTGGTCAGGTCTTACGATATGTTCTGTGCCGTGTAACATTACCGGGTAACCGGAACGGGGGCCGGATACGGTGCCGCCTTCGGAGAAGCCAAGCAAACTCTTAAATATCTTGAAAAAACCACCGCCCCCTGCTTCTGTTCCTGTTTTCTTTGCCAATGCTGCACCCGTTGTGGTCCCTGGCAATAATGCTAATATGCCCTGAAATATAGCCGCCTTTGCCGCTGCAAGTCCTATTTGAATAGCAAGATTTTTGAACATATTGCCAAATGCCTCACCAATGCTTTGACCTTGCTGCATTGCATTAACCATTCCTGTAATGTTATTCATCGCCAAATTGGTCAGGTTGTTGGCTACTTCTAATGTTTTGTTGTAATCATCTTGGTATGTTTTCTTATTTCTCAGATATTCAAGTTCACCCAACTTGCTTGGGTCGGGTGGTTTGAATGTTGCTGCTGCTTTATCTTCAGGTGCAACCAAACTCAAAGCATCTAACCTCATTGATTCTTCGAGCATCTTGCCGTGTAAACTTTGACGAAGTTTTATGTTTTTGTCTAACTCAACATTTCCCTTTTTAATTTCTTCGGTATTTGTTGTAAGTTTTACGGTGTTTGCATCATATTCTTTGCCAAGCAAATCCATCTCTTCCTTTAACTTGGAAATAGCAGAATTATTTTCATTTAATGTTTTGTTAAGTCCATTTTGAACCATTAAAAACTGCTGCGCTAATGAAACATTTGCCTGACTATATTGCGCACCTGAAATGCTACCTAAATTAAGTTGCTTTGCGCCCTTAATTGACGCTCTTTCTTCTTCTGCTAATTTTAACGCATCTGCATTTGCTTGCTCTAACTTTAATACCTCTTCTTGCTTTTTTGTAATTAGGTTTGATGCTGCTTTTGCTTTTGCTGACTTTATAATGGCAGTAGATAACTTTTCGTATGCACTTGTTGCCTTACCTGCTAATATTTCCTCGTTAGAAAAATCTGTTAAATATGCCCCGTAGTTTTCCCTTAACTGCTTGACTGCATCTAACCTCGCTGCCATTGGAAGATTGGCATTCGTAGCACTCCGAAACAATAAATCTAACTGCGTTTTTTCTTTTGCAAGTGATGATCTATATTCCTCGTTTGCTTTTTCTGCTTCTTCCGTTGCTTTGGTTGCTTCACCTAATCCCCTTGTCCATGCCCCAAACCCTAATTGTGCAAACTGCAACCCAGCAACAAGTGCGGAGATACCTAACCCTAAAGCACCAGCAGCCGGAAGTATGTTTGTCAAGTTGTTGGCTATAGCATTAAAACCATACGGCAAATCCTGTATAACACGGCTGATACCTGTGAAGTCTTTACCCATCTTCACCACCTTACCGCCTGTGGCACCGGCAGCAGAGGAAACATTGTCCAGCGAGTTCACTGTCTGCGACATTGCAGATAGTGCTTGCTTATTATCTGCCGTTATCGTTATCCGTAAGTTTTCCTGTGCCATCGCTTATAGTGCTTGTGAAAGTTTCTTCATGTTTTCGATGAATTGCTCCTGCGTTAATTTCTCCCCCCTATCAGGTATTTCATCCGTTGACAAAGGTAAGAACTCTGTTATATCTTTTCTGCCCTTCGTTTCCGTGTTGGTGCAGTAGATTACATACGCTATCAACCTTGTCCTTTGCCACTCCGCCAACTGCCTTGCTTCATACCCTTTCCTATACAACAAAAATTCTCGCCAAGTAAGCCGCCAAAACTGCTCTATCGTTAGGCCAACTTCCAAGGCGAGAACTATAATCTCATCCCACGTCTTTTCTCTTAACTTTTTTTTTCCTCTTGCGCCTCCTTATCAGCAGGTATATCGGGAATCATTGACTTGATGGTGTAGTTCACAAACCCTGCAATCGCAGCACCATTAGCACCACCCGACTCATCAATGTACTTTGCAGCAGTACGCTCATCAATCACCGTTCCAGCGCTATCCGATGCCGCCTGTACCATTGTGATTATGTGCTTGAAAGCAAACACCTCCCCATCGTACAACTGCATAA